TGTAAGGTTTGCAGTGACTGTTCCGGCAGTAAAGTTACCAGAGCCATCTCTTGCGACGATGGTAGAGGCGGTGTTCGCCGAGGTAGCGTTTGAAGCGACGGTAAATGTACCGCCTTCAGAAGCGGAAGAGCCGGACAGACCCACACCAGACACAGCGCCTGTAGCAACATAGTTACCCGTAGTATCCGTACCCAATGCAACTGAGTTCGGCTGGATGGTCGCAGTACCCGTGACGTTGCCCGTGCCGTCGAAGGAAGCAGAAGTCCAAACGACGTCGCCTGTCATACCGATTGTGCGGCCTGTAGCCAGTGCAGTGGCCGAAGAAACCGGAGTGTTCAAAGAGAACTCTTGCGCCGTAAGCGTCAGGCCTGCGCCCGCAGTATAAAGCGGGGCGTCGGCAACTATGTTGAACACAATGTCTGTCGTACCAAAAACAATAGTTCCCGCTGTGGACATTACATCAAGCTCACCGCCGTGAACCGTACCCTCGGTAATAAAGAACGCATCCCCTTCGCCCAAAGAGTTAGGGTCACTTGGGCCATACGAGTCAGCGTCGGTAGCTCGCGTAAGAACCCAGTTCGTAGAACCACTACCCACTGTAGTGACCGTGTAAATACCATTATGCGCCGCGTTGGTCTGATCTTGGACCATAACACGGTCAGCCGCGACAAGAGTAACGCCATCCAAAACCAGAGCCGCTTGAGTACCTGCATTTGTAAGCGTAGCTCCGACACCGCTAGAACCATTATTATATGTAGCGTTTAAGTTAGCGGTTGTCTCCGCTCTACAGGCTTGATGGTAGTGGATTCCTGCCGCTGCGATATTATCTACATACTGCTTAGTAGCGGATTGTAGTGCAGCTGTTGGGTCAGCGTTGAGGACGAGGTTCCCCGTCATCGTGCCGCCAGCTTTAGGCAGTGCAGCGTTTGCAGTATTGGTCGTCGTGGTAAGCACCGCATCACGGGCCGCAATATCGACCCCATCTACCGTACCACCCACAATTAAGTTGTTTCCGACGGTCACGTTATTGCTTGCGTCTTCAAGTACAGCCTTATCCGCAGGGTACGTCAGGAAGATGTTCTTCGTCCCGATGCCCCAGTTGACGGCGCTACCGGAGTTAGATGACGAAAACACCGTTGTACGGGTGATAGTGCCGCCACCCGAAGCGTATGTGCCGAGGCCGACTTCAAAGTCCACGTTATCGGAAATCGCATAGTACACAGTGTCCGTATCAGAGGCAACCGAAGCAAAGGTTTGGAACCCCGCAACCGCGCCCCCTAGAGTGTACGCCCCAGTCCCCGTAGTGTTAGTGGTTTCTTGTATGCGATCAGCAACAATCAGAGACATGGGGCAAACCCTTTATTTTTAAGCGATACGGACGATAGCGTTTGTAGCATCTGCTGTTGGGAACTGGATAGTGAACGTACCCGTTGTAGATGTTTTGTCGGCACCAAAGTCCAACACTGCAACCGTTGGGTTGCCTGAAGCCGTGCTGTTATAGATCAACGCGCCACGAGCCGTGATTGTAGCAGACGTGAAGTCTAGATCACCGAAGTCAACAAACGCTGTTGTACCTGTAGCTGTTGGGGTCACGTTTGTGAGTGTACCGCCGCCAGCTACGTAACTACCAGAATCAGCGACTTCGTTTGTCGTTGTATAGGCTGTTGTTGCCGCCGTGAACGAGGCGCTGTTGTTATACAACGCAAGTTTAAACGTATCACCAGTACCGTTGGTGAAGTTGTGAATGCCCGTCATCAGTTCTGTTTTGAACGATGTGCACATAAAGTTACCTGTAAAGGCCATGCTAAAAGTCTCCTAGTTGGGTGGCAAGGTTAGGAAACCTAGCCTTTCGGGGTTTCGCGCACATCGTAGTACGGTCTTCTCTAACTGCCACTTTAATATAATACGCGGCAACTTGCAACATCCGCGATTTGTATGCCTCTGCCTGTAGGCGTATCTCAGGTGCATCAAAGTCTCCCATCTCTGTACTAACCTCTCAGCACTTATTGCTTGGCGCGGATTACGCGACCAACCCTATAGTCCTGAGTAGTCTCTTTAGCCTCACCCAGCATTTTAAGCGCGGAAATAGCTTCGGCAAACTTTTCGTTATACAAAGCCATTAAATCCTGTTCGCCTTTCATAAAGATATTGGCCTCAACAAGACTTCCATACAACAAAGCTAATTCCGCATTTTCACTTAGCCAAGTTGTCCCAGAGCCCGCTACAGAGGTAAGGCTTGCCGGACGATAAAGATAATGTAGCTCACAAACGTAGTTTTGATCCGGAGTTGGAGCCAGAATCATATTCGAGACATCAAACTGAGAATAGTATTTAGGTGGTCCCTGCGTGGACGGGTCCGGAGTGTACGTTTGACAGAAAGAAACGTCTTTAAACTCAACAAAAATATAACCGTCGTTTGAAGTGAAACTCAAAGAAAACGGCGCTAAAAAGTCTACCGGAGACGAGAGATACTTATTCCCCTGAGTCATTACCGCGGACGCATTTTTACGAAAAACGTCCAACTGAACGTTTTTTAGGATGCGCTCTTCGGCAACTCGAATAAAAATCGGCAAATTAGAAACAAACGTGGCTTCTTGGTTGTCGGTGTAGTCTTGGATAGCCTGCTTTAGCTGATCGTATGTAAAACTCATGTCGTCACCACCACTACTGTTCCCACGGAACCTGTCGCAACAAGATTGTCCGCAGGGGACAGGCCAGGTTGCGCATTAAAACCGACGGGGTTCCAGCCCCATTGAATAGCCCGCTGCTCTGCAAGATCAGATTCGGGCCGAGGGTTTCGAAGGGCCTGCGGATCAGGCCCTACCTTGGGAGGATACAGTTGGGGGTGTTTCGGCTCATACTCGTCAGGGCCAACCTTGGCTCCTGTCCACTCGACCTTCATCTCACGCAGACGGTAACGCCGTCCAGAGCGATCTGATATTCCCCAAGCATGTTTTCCACTAGCGTATGACATTAGACCCTCAAGTAACGAATGCTAGGCTGAAGTTTCAAAGGAGTTCGACCTTCGTCTTCGTCCGCCGCACGTTGGAACTCTTCTTCGTAGATGGACTTCAGGATCTGAATGCGCTCGGGAGCCCGCTTCACAGCAAGGTAGTAAGCTAAACCTGCTGCCATACACGGGTAAAACCGGAACGGCAGGTCCGTTGTGTTCACCATGGAGTCCGCGTCTTGGATCCTGCGAACGTAGTAATAGATCAGTTGATCCGTGGAGTTCTCTGGGACAGCCCACAGGTTGATGACAGGGGCAATCTGCCTGTCTAACCAGTACTGGCTTGTGCGGCCCTGAGTTGTCTTGTTCGGGAGCGTTGCATAGTCCCCACGACTAATGCGCTCAACCTCGTAGTCAGTGTTGTTGCGGCGAAGAACTACGTCCAACAAATCGACGACATCAGACTGCAAGGTCTCTTGTGCTTGCCCCTGCGTCAAGGTGATCGTCGCCTGCTTCACAGTCCACAGATTTAACCCGCGGTTAGCCCAGTCAGCGAACATCAAGTTCATAGACCGACGTGCCGTCTTAGCGTCGTAGCCCGTGCGGACTTCTAGCCCACACCGCTCATACGCTTCCTCGATGATCTCACCGACGTCGAGGTTAAAGTCTCTTGATCCTGATGTTGTCATTCTATCAGCCCATCTTTGTGTCGCGAACACCGCGCCCAGCCATTACACAGCCGCCGTTCTTGTACCGCACCATACCACCATTCTTCTTGCCTTGCGAATCCTTTATCGCTTTGGCAGTGGGGGCACCTTTATCGCCGGGGCTACGCATGCGCTCTCCGCTGCCGCCCTCGATGCGTTCTCTTTTCTTTTTGATGTTGTCCCAGAGTCCTGGCTTACCCATTTTATGGTCCTCTTCTGGAGGCTTGGATACCTGGGACGCTATTTGCATCCGTGATACCGTCATAGTGGCTGGCCTTTCTAACTAAAAAATCTTGCCACATGGGCTTGATCATCGCGTAGTTCTCTTCAACCCTATACGAAACAACAGCAATTTCTGCCTTCATTTCAGAAACCTGTAGCGCACCCCAGCTTAACACCCCGAGAGACACCACAGAAATAAGTTGTTGAAAGTCAAGCTTCACTTTGTCACCACGCCTTACAAGACCAGTACTTGGCCTTTAACTTATCTAATGTACCTTTATCACAACCGTGCCGCGCACGGAAAGACTTACGGCGCTTGGGATCCGATTTCTTGATCTTCATGTTGGCATCGCCAAAACGAACAATCTTTTCTTTGCCTTTATCGCAAGCCTTTACAACAGACTTCTTGCCGCCAGAGATCTGGCGCTTCGGTACGTTGCACTTCATCTTTGACTTGTCGATCTTAGCCATTAGAGCGGGCCCGCTTTCTGGATATACAAGATTTCGAACGCCGCTGAAACACGGAGGTCCGCATTCGCCCCCGAAGCTACCGCTCTGTACTCAATGTCCGTTTTTTCAGGGATACGAACAGGAATAGAGTACGGTAAGGCAACCGCGCCACCCTCTACAGAGAACGACTCCTGAGTCCTGAACACTCCTCCAAGTTCTCTCGTAATAAGGCGAATGTTTCCGAACTTGTTGTTCTGCTCCGTTAAAACCGTGACATCAAGCTGAGTGAGGTAGCCGTCATATCCCGCCGGAACCGTCCAACCAGCCATAAGAGTCTGATTACCCTCGCCGACATACGCATAGGTGACGCCGCCGCTTACTACAGATATCCCCCCGTCCGGTTCTTGAGACCCCGCAACAAATCCACGATTAACACGAAGAAAAGATTTGGTTGTCGTCGCAGCACCGGAACCAGCCAAGGTGACAGTTTCAGATTGCTCGTTGTAGTCCGCATCCAACCCAGAAATAGTTATAACTACACCGTTGTCTGTAGCTCCAGAGGCACTGGTAACTGTCATTATTAACGCTGAAGCCGGGTAAACATACAGTCCACCACCCTCCCAGACCGTTTCTTCTACGTTCTGAACACTGGGATTTAGGCCAAACTTAAAAACGCTCTTGTGGCCGGGGATTTGACCCCGAGCCACCTGAAGCTCAAACGGCTCAGATGTTCCGACCTGTGTTATGGAACGAATCTCGTAAGCCACTAAAACCTCCTACGACAAGATGATCGTAAGCTGGTTCGCTGAACCCGTGAACGCATCCACAAACACGCCAGCCGTTGCAATGATCCCATCGTCTGGGATGTTCATCACATGGTGGCCTGTTGGAAACGTCTGGGTAAGAAGAACCGTGCCATTGGTGTCGCCGTTCTTAATCGTGAACGCACCCGCTGCGGCAGCGTAAATAACTACCTGACGAATACGCGAACGGGTGGGACCGACAACAGCCGCTGTCGTGCCTTGAACCCAGTTGTATGCGGATACTGGACCTGCCATTATCAGTCCTCCTTCTTCGGTGCTGATTTCTTCGCCAAGGCAGACTTAGGTGCAGCCTTCTTGAGAGGTGTGCCGTCAGGGCTCAAGCCCCGACGAGCGAGTTCTTCAATAGAAGCGGGTTTAAACCTGCCCATAATCTAGACTCCCTATGATGCGGCGATTGTTGCACCTGTGTCAGAACGCTTCCAGTCTGTGCCATTAGAAAAGGCCAGGATTGCGGCACCCGCGGCACCGTTTGAAACGTATACAAGTGTCCCTGCACCTGCAGTAGCGGCAGATGGGGCGTTCGCAACCGTGTATGTCGGAACTTTGATGTCGCCAACGAAACCGTTAGTAGAGGTCACTGGACCTGAAAATGTAGTAGAAGCCATTATAGTACCCTTTGCATAAGGATTCGCTTTGTAGTCTATGCAACGTCAGGCGGGCGATAACCTGTCTACAAAGCTGATGTTTGCCCTAATGAAGATACGATACATCAGGTTCAAACAAAAAGAAAGAGGCAATCCGAAGACCGCCTCTGACTGTAGTACTGGTTCGAGACTTACGCCCCTGGTGAACCGAACACTGTACGTGGGTCGCTAAAGCCGAAGCTGTAACGCTCACGCGCTTTGAAGCGCATGTTGCCCGTGTCGAAGTCAGGGTCCATGTTAGTGGAAAGCGGAGAACGCTCAAAGTGGACGAAGCCGCGAGGCGCGTCTGTTTTGATGAAGAACGCATCTGGGTCAGTGAGGAAGTCGTTGACGGCGTAGCCATCAGGCAACATGCCCATTGAACGAATTGCGTTCGTGTCGTTGTCCGCTGTACCAACACGCAAGTTGGAAACCATCAAACGCTCTGCAATAAATTGCAGTTGACGTGGGATGATCAGCTTCATGCCGCGCAATGCGACTTTCAGACCACGTTCGTCAACAAAACCAGCGATGTTGATAAGAGCGTCTTCCAAAGAAGTTTCGTTCAAATCAGCAGCTACTGCTGGAGTGTTTGCGAGAGTGTTACCGTTTGTAAGCGGGTGGTTAGTTGCGCAAAGAGCAACACCGTCACCGCCAGCAGTTGCACCGCCAGCGAACGCATTGTTCAATACAGACGCAGCTTTAACCTGCTTAGAGTGGGCCATTGAGCGAGCGAGGGCGCGTGTGTAACGGCTGCCGAGGCGGTCGTACAAGTTGTCCTCGATTGCTTCCTCAGTGATTGAGAACGCAAGCGCAACGGTTTCGTGGTTGTAACGAGCTGTGTATGCTTCGTTAGCGTCGTCGAAGTTAATTGCAGAACCTTCAGATTTTGTAGGTGCTGCACCGAACCCGGATAGCATAACTTCTTCTTCAAAAGCGCGGTCTGAAGATTCGGTTGTAAAGATCTCAGCGTGTTGGTTTTCGTACTTGTTGTACTCCATACCGAACAGCGCGTTGAGGCCTGGTTCTAGCTCTTTAGCCAGTTGTGCGCGTGAAATAGCCATGTGTTAGACCTCCTTAAACGCCAGTTGACGAAACAGTACCCGCTACAATCCCGCCGTTGGCAGAGTTGAACGATGTATTGAGACGTACGATGAGTGGGATACCAGCGACCGTGAAGTCAGAGTTATCAGGGTCGTCTTGGACACCAATAACACGTAGCTGAAGAGCAGCAGTGGCAGCAGCAGTATTCAAGTCTGCAGACGCAGAGGAGATACCAGTGGTGTCATTGCCCGCAGTGGCAGTTGCCATCGCGATGTTTTTAAAGACCATTGCACGAACTTCCGCTTCAGTGTTCGCTGCTGCAACAACATTAGATGTCGCAATAGTGTACGTCTGCATTGGGTTGTCGTAAACAAAGGCTTTGATCGGGTAGTTTGTGTCTGCACCAGCAGCAGTACCCTGCCATGATGGAGCCCAGATAGTTTTACCATCTGATGCGCGGACGTACTCAACGCCCCAGAAAACACCCAAGAACGCTACGTTACCACCAGCAGCAGCTTGCGCCACAGAGATAGTACCGCCCGCAGTTGGGACTACAGGAGAACCCTGATACATTTTTGTATTGTTGCCTGACGCAATACGATACTCGGTAGCACCCGTAGTATTCGCACCTTGTCCAACAATACCGATGGGACGTAGCCCAAAGGATCCGTTAGAATTTGCCATAATAGCACCTCATATAATTTAATCGGAGTCTCGTCTTGAGCCTCCAAACGATACGCGACTTTGCCGACTATTACTAATCGGCATGGAAGGATGTTGTTCCTTCATAAGGTCCTGATCTACAGCAGTCATCTGTTCGCGGGTTCTGCCCCCGTAGTATTCAGTTCGTTCTGCTACTGTTTCGAGCGGGATACGGCACAGCATCAGTCCACCTTGGCCAATGATTCCCTCGTAACGACCTTCGTCGATAGTCGGTGCCTCATAGTTTGGATACTCATCTTTCCGGACAGGTTCCCATCCTTCACGCAACTTAGAGGTGACATTCATCTTGTCCTCTTCGCCACGCATTGCGACTCGGATCCAGCGATGCACAAAGCCATCTGGGGCATTCGGTGCGGCTAGGTAACTGGGCGGTGCCCATGGTTTACGGCGCGTTTCTGATTCGCGGTTTTCGCTTGCGCGAGCTTTTCTCTCGGTCATAGTCTTATTCCTTCACATATTTTGCATATTCTTCAAGCGGTACGTTTAGACGTTTTGCCATCGCAATCTGTGATGGTGATAACTTCACCGACCTGCGCCCTGATTTTGCTGTACTGCGGGTAGCTGAAGCGCCAGCAGGTGCGACCTGTGCTCCGCCCGATTTCTTCGCAGGTTGGAATTTACTTGGAAACTCCGAACGCATGCGTTTGTCAACCTCACTGTAATACTCATCACTGGCTGGGTCAAACCCTTCTTCTTCTACCAATTTGCGATGAATACCAAAGGAGGCGTAAGTCATAACCTCGTCTGAACCAAACCACTCGTTCTTATCGGCCCACTCTTGAGCTCGAGGGTCAGGTTTAGCGGCCTTTGGCTGCGGGGCAGCTGCGGGCTGTTGTATCTGCTGAGGGGCAGGCTCTTGCTCCTCTACAGTCAAGCGGTGCTTGGCTGCGCGGACACGCTCCTGCATAAGCGCCATCTGAGACAACTGCTCTTGAGCAGCGAACATTGCGTCACTGTCGCCCGAGTCATAGGCCTCACGGTACTGCTGTTTTACGGCAGCGACCTGACCTTTAATGCGGGACTCTTCAGAGTTGACGTAACCTTTGTCCAAGTTCTTAACCTGGCTCTTCAACTTAGTGTTCTCGTCGAGAAGTCGTTGAGCCATCGTAACCGCTTCTTCACGATCACGCTCCTCTTTACGGTACTTCTCCGTCAGCTTCTTAATCCGTCCTTGGACCTTTTGGCTGTAGCTTTCCAGCTCGTCCCCGTCCGAAGCCGTCTGGGCTTCAGCGCGTTTAGGCTTGGATGACTCTTCAGATTCCACCTCGGCGTCGAGTTCAATCTCTACACCTGTGTCCTCTGTATCGAGTTGTTCTTCATTTTCTGCGGACATTGTCTTCTCCTAGACGTGCTTGATATCATCAGGCTCTAAGAGCGTGGCGATCACTTCGTCATCATTAATGATGCGAACTTCTCCACCGTCGATCTTAAAACGAGATCCGGAATACCGACCAATGCAAACCCACTGGCCCTCAGAACACCACGGCTCTGAGTCCGCTCCGAACTTACCGGGGTCTTTGTATGCCAAAGGCCCTAGCTTCAGAACGTATGCCACAACAGTGGCTACAGCTTCTCGGGATCTAACTTCGTCAGGGATGTGGATGCCGCCCTGCGTCTTGCTCGTACCTTGGTACGGCATAACTAACAGCCGCCAACCAGTTGGTTGCGGAAGCCGTTCCATCAGGGTTTTATCTAAAAGTGCGGGATCAAGTACTCGATCCTCGGCGGTGACATACGCGCTATTAATTGGAGACGACTCCGCTGGCGATTCAGCGGTTCGGTCCTTCTTAATTTTCTGCGCTACATGATCAGGAAGAAATAAGGTCTTCGACATCTTCAGCGTGGTTCTCCAGCAGGGCTTTAATTTCCTCACGAGCGTAGGCAAGGCCCCGTATCTCACCTACCATGAGCTTATAACTCTCCCAGTCTTTGGCAGCGTCATGTGCAAGAGCACTTGCAATATCTTGTTCGCGCTCTCGTAGTAGCTTATACATGTATGTTGCAACGTCAACAAGGTCCATTAAAGAATATCTCTCTCGGAGCCTTCAGCCATGCCCGTGATCGGACCGCCTTTGACCCAGTCATTACAAACGTGATCGGCAGAACACACGAATTTGTAGACTTGGCAGTAGCCAAGATCTCCGGACTCATCGCCGATGCAGTCCATCATGTCTTTCGTTTGGTTGTAGGCACCACAGTTTCCGCAAGACTCCGACAGCTTGAAGCCGCCGTCCTCTGTGGCATCATGGTAGTTGGCTTCGTCCTGCGCATACATCTTGTTAACGTCGTTAACTTCTTCGTCATGTGTTGCGATCGGGCAGCTAGAGCCGTTGTCATCCTCGTCCATCTTATCGACGGGGATTCCATCCGGCATTATGCTGATCATAATCGTAGGCATTAGTAGCACTTCCCACGCTTTGGGTTATCTCGGACATCGCCGCGGCGAACCTCGCCGCCGTCCATGAACGTCTGAGTGTCTTGCTCATAGATGTTCTTGCCGCTTGGATGACGAGTACCCGCGCCCTCACCTTGTGTGCGCTGGTCCATGTTCTTGCCGCTTGGGTGCTGAGTGCTGCCCTCGTCGTGCTTCGGACGCGCTTTGGGGCGCAATGATTTTTTTACTCCGGGCATGTCAGTCTCCTCGACTGTGAATTAAGTAGTGACTGGGCTGTTAGATTCTACCAACGCAATCTGTCAAAAGGTCAAAGAAAACCCAGCCACAAGTTATTCTAGCATTAGCCAAACATAATTGCCAGACTTTTGGGCCCGATCACACCGTCAGGGGTTAATCCGTTGGCGGTCTGCCACTCTTTTACAGCCTTTGCTGTGCCTCCGCCAAAGTCGCCATCTGCGGCAATGCCCAACTTGCGCTGCATCTGCTTTACTGCGTCACCCTTGCTGCCAACGCGCAGCGTCTTGCTCACTGGTGCACGGGCGGGGATGTCACCCGTCAAGGCTTGCATGGCTGTAGCGTAGCGGCTTTCACGATCTGCGAGACCGATGTCTCCGCCATTGATGCGCTTGGTGGCCGCCTTGACGCTGCCAGTGTCCGCAATGGCGTTCAGGCCGTTCTTGCCCCAGAACCACAAAGCAGACGCCAGTGCGCCCTCTTTGGTCTCTAACCAGTCAGAGGCTTCTTCCGGCGTCATACCGTAGTCTTTGGCAAAGCCTTCGACGTTGTTCCGGCCAGTGAGTTGCTTCAAACCCTTGCCGCGGAAGCGCCATCCATCGCCCTCTTTGACATTGCCCAGTGCGCCGCGTTTAGAGCGGAACTCGTCCATGTAGACATAGTTGGCAATCTTTTCAGGCTGGCGGTGGTACTCGGCTGCGTTGCGCTTGCCCGCGCCAAAGTAGCGACCAAAGACGCGCTCAAGGGCTGATTGCGAATAGTTCAAGTTCTCTTCCAGCGCAGTGAAATCACGGCTTTCGTGCGCACACTGGCTGATGAAGCTGGCGATCCGCTGCGGCGTGTCGATGTCGTAAACAGGCAACGCCTTGTTTAGCTCTTCGCACCACGCCTCCGCGTCGTTGTTTGTCGGGATCATCGCACCCAGTTGTTCAGGTGTCAGTTTCATATCACTTCTTTCCAAAGAATTTAGTTGCACCACGAATACCAAAGCTGGCACTCACAATAGCACCAAGCGTGTATCGATAGTAATCAGGCATGGCATTAAGCGCCACGAATCCATCAGCGACTATATCGCGCCCCCACTCGCCACAGAAGGCCAGCACAAGCGGTACGGAGAATAGGATCGTAAGCCATTCGTCTTTCCAGCTATCGCGGGAACCCTCGGCCATGACCTTTTCCCAGTCGGCCTCAGAAGTCGCCTGAGACAGCATGATCTGCGCTTGGGCCTCCGCCTTGGCGACCTTGGCCTTACTTTCCGCAGCCTTCTGTTCCATCTTGCCTTGGACGATGCTGCCGACGATATTGGTTATCGGGCCGAGTAGTTGACCAATCATATCTTAATCCTTTTTAGCCTGATAAGCATTTGCACCAAAGAAGGCACCCAGTATCAAGCTGGTTGCAGGGAAATATATTGTCGCCATGCTGCCCAAAATGTCAGCCGCATCGTTCAGGCCGATGTAGCTGGAGCCAATGACGAAGAACGGGTAGCCCAGCATACCTGCCAACACGTACCAGATCATCTTTCGGCTCTGATCGCGCTGGGCGTTGTCATCCTCGATACGCATACGACGATCTTCCATCATCAGTGCGCGTTCATCAGCATCCAACACGCCGTTTCCGTTTAGATCATAATCATTCATAGTGGTTTTCCTAACTCATCTATGGCGTCCCACGTACTGTCGAGGTCTGCCTTTAACTGTTTTAGCTTGTCGTCGATGCCGTTAGTTATCAACTCGGCACGTTCGACTTTGCTGCGAAGGTCAAGCAACGCCTTCTGTTGCTCAAGGATACTAATCATCTGGGTGCTGATTTGAGAAAGCTGCGTGTTTAGTCCAGAGACGTTGTTGTCACCGATGGTTTGCTCCAAAGCACGGATACGGGAGGTTGCGTCGAGAACTTCGTTGACAGCCCCTTCCACTCCCCAGAAACGATTAACCACGTCATAGCCATAGTAAATACCGCCACTAAGAGAGCCAAGCAGAGGAAGGGCAGCAGCAAGATAAACTCCCTTAAACGTGAACCCGCCGACTTTAAGCTCCGCTTCATCATCCGCCATACGCGATACCTGCGCTGTAGATGTCTTCGGCTGTTTTGAACTCGCCAGCTAAATAGCCCTCAAAGCCTAAGCCGCCGTAAGCTTCGTTATTCTGACCGTAAAACTCCAAAATCAAGAGGTCGGATGTGGCGTCGTAAGTTATTGATCCGTATGCGGCAACGCTGATATTGTTGCTCTCGGTCCAACCATCAGTGAATGATGTGATATGTGTGTTGTTAGACGCAGCTAAGAAACCAGCAGCCTCCTGTGCGTAAGTCTCCACATCAGCCAGTGCTGTGTTGTACTCTTCAACGTCCGTTTCTGTGATTGTCATATCAGTGACGGAAACTACTTCCTGAAGGTCCATCTGCTCTTGCACAGTATCAGCTTCAGCAGCCATTTCAGCCACCACGCCAACCGTTGCGAAAGTAGTGGTTGCATCAACTAGCGCATCAATGGCCAACGACATGTTTTCGAGGGCGATGTCAGCCTGGTCATCAAGCAACATGGACGTGTTGTAATATGTGTTGTTCTGCACGTTGGCCAGTGCATCGTTGTACGCCGACACCATTGTTGCGCTTAACTGCGCTCGTGTCACAGAGCCGTCAGGTGCAATACCACCGTTAGCTGCGTAGTAACTAGCCCCCGTCGCCAACGTCCGTGACAGCCTCACCTGATCCATCACCGCGTTTGCTGTTGTCTGTAGGTTCGTTATCGTCTGATCCGCTACGGCGGCGGAACTTGTCAGACAGAGAAGGCTGATTGCGATTGCTCGTTTCAACATCTGGTAAATCCTTTCCGATCATCAGCAAGGTATCCCAAAACACCTTATTTGCTGAGTACCCTACCACAAACACTTGAGGATTTGAACGGTATTTTTCAAACGCCTGACGACCGATCAATAAACGTCCCGTGGCGATGTCATTTACTGGGCATGGGGTGTTCGCCAGCGCCATAGCTCTGAACACACGGGCGTCGCTGCACATCACCGAGATACCACTCACCTGTAACCCCAAGCCGCCTACAGCCTGCGGTGCGCCCATCAAACGAGCATCTTTGCGGCGGTTGCAGTGGGCGTCCTGCTCCATCGTACCTTCGGCTAGGCCAAATAAGCTTACTTGAAAACCCTTGCTGGACGGTATTAGGCAGCTATCGTTGCCGCCCCCGCCCATCATTGTCGGTGCCATGGCCGTCGGCACAGGGTTCCCCATTGGGCCTTGGCCGCCGTTGTTTACGGTGCTGTTCGTGCTGTTGACGTTGTTGCTATCGACGTTAGACCCAGCCCCAATGCTAGTGCTGAGATCTCCATTGACGTCCTGCGCAAAACTAGCGTGGGCAGAACATGCTAATAGGAACAAGCTCAGGAATCTGGCAACGCACTTGGTTCGCATTGAACCTCCAAAACATCTCTGATCTGAGCGTCATCACACATAATAACAAGACCAGCACCGGGAAAACCCATGTCCGCAAGAGTCTCTGCATTCTTTCGGGCCTCACATTTTGCCTCACCCATACACACTGAAGGGAAAAGCATAGGGGTTTGATTTTCCACTGTCGTGCAAGCACCTAGAGCAAGCACGGGCAGCAGACGTAGCATCAAGTTACCTGCTTTGAGCGGCACTGCGCTGCTCCATTGCCTCACGCTGCATGTCGATGCGCTCTCTGTTTACATCGCTGCGCTCGTCCGCAATCTGCTCCTGCAGTTCCAGTCGAGCTGAGTCAGAGGCCGCTTGTTGCTGCATCTTCATCTGGTCCAGCTGTAGCTTGGCTTGGTCCATCTGAGATTTCTGCTCCGCTTCCATCTGCTTGATTGACAGTTCTTGCATGCGGATCGTAACCAGCGGATCCTCTTCAGAAGCACCCTCGCCTTTGTATGTCAGCATTGGCATAACTTCAGCTAGAAGCTGTGTCTCAACCTGTGCAACGCGGGCCTCGATCTGATCAGGGTCCATCGGTGGTTGCTGCTGTCCCTGCATCTGCATCTGTTGCATCTGCTGTTGAGCGATCTCAGGGCGTATAGCGCCTGTCTGAGCAAGGACCTGCATCTGAGCCATACCAGCTTTCATCTGCTGCTGCTGGTACATCTGATCCTGCTCAACTTCTTGCTGAACCATGGTCCGAGCCTTCATGTTGACGTGCTGCAATACGTGACTGAACAGAGCCGCTAGAACAGGCGGTGTCTGCTGCAAGATACCCAACTCAAGTAGCGAAACGTGCGCATTTATGTGCGCATCGTGGTCCTGCTGCGGGAACGCCTGCGGAGTCATGCCGCCAAGCATGGCCGCATTCTCAGAAGCTGGGTCCTGTGGCTGTGGCTGTGGTTCCGGAGGCAAGATCTCGTCGATGTTTTGCACCTCTAATGCCTGATACATCCGACGATACGCGGCATGCAGATTATGCATCTGAGGGTTAGACTGAGCCAACTGAAGTTGAGTCTGGGCCAGTGTAACGCGCTGCGACATCGAGAATATATTCGGGTCAGAGACTGGGAGTACGTCTACCCGATCATCAAAGTCTTCGCC